AAGTGCGCGGTTGGAGGTATCTGCTGGGTCTGCCGCAGCACAAATTACCAGCACTACAACTTCAGCAGGGGCAATTCCAAGACTTACTTTTAGCCATGCCGGAAATGATGCTTTTTCCATCGTAGGCGGCACATACATGGCTTGGCTGTCTAGCGGCACCACCGAGCGTATGCGCCTTGACTCCTCTGGCAACCTCGGCATCGGGACTAGTTCGCCTGATAGAAAACTATTTGTTTATACCGTTGACGCAACAGGCAAAATGGCGCTGTTCCAAAACGGCAATACAAATACCAATTTGTATTTAAGTTCTGACCCAACTAGTGGTGGCGCTGTAATTAACGTCAGCAACAATGCTGCATCTGCTGCGCTTCCGCTGCTTATTCAAGGAAACGGAACGACCAGAGTCACGCTTGACTCCTCCGGCAACCTCGGTCTGGGCGTCACGCCGAGTGCGTGGGTAGGCGGCAGATGGATGCAGTTTTTAAGCACATCTTCAGTTGGGCAGCAAGGAAACGGCACTGCCAATTTGATGTGCAATGCTTTTGAGTCTTCATCCAACTCATTTAGTTATATAGCAAGCGCAGGGGCAAGCAGGTACAACGTCCAAGCAGGCACGCACGCTTGGTTTATTGCCCCCTCCGGCACCGCAGGCAACGCCATCTCGTTCACGCAGGCGTTAACTTTAGACGCTAATCGCAATTTGCTGCTAAATGGAACTGCTGCTCCTGCCTCGGGAGTTGGCACGTTTGCAATATTCAACGGCACTGCTCCAACAGGATCGGTTACGGACGGTTGCGTGCTTTATACCGAAGATGTTTCGTCTAGCAGCGAGTTGAAGGTTAGGGACGAAGCCGGAAATGTTACTACTTTGTCCCCGCACAACTTTTCATTAATTTCAGAAGGGCCGTCAGAAGATATGGCATGGTCGTATTATTCTGAACGCGATGGAAAGCGCATAAATATTGATATGCTCAAAGCCATTCGCGTATTGGAAAAGTTAAGCGGCGAAAAGTTGGTGCATGAGTCATGACGCAAGACGAAGCATTGCAACTGTTTGAGTACCGCGATGGACGGTTACACCACCGCACGGCAAGTCGTGGTCGCAAGATTGGCGATACGATTGGCGCAATTAACGGAACTGGCTATCGGCGCGTCGGTATTGGTGGGAAGTATTACACCGAACACGCATTAATTTACCTAATGCACCACGGTTACATTCCTTCCGAGATTGACCATATAAACGGAATACGCAACGACAATCGTATTGAAAACTTGCGATCCGTAACGCGCAGCGAGAACCAGTACAACAAAGGAAAGTGCCGCAACAATACTTCAGGGCATCGCGGGGTTTCGTGGCACAGCAAGAGCAGGGCTTGGAACGTGCGTGTAATTAAAAACGGCAAAACAGTTTTCCAGACTTACGCTAAAGATTTGGAATTAGCCGGATTTATCGCTGAAAAAGCGCGGCTAAAATACTACGGACAATTCGCTACGGAGGCGAGATAAATGGCTACTGAAATCATTTGGAATATTTCCTGCCTCAACTGCATCCCTGACGCAGACGGCAAGCAAGACTACGTTGTTACCGCCCATTGGCAGTGCAACGGCGTAGACGGCGACTACAGCGGCAGCGTCTATAGCACCTGCTCATTTGCCGTGGTGCAGGGCGAGGCTTTCACGCCGTATGATCAACTGACGCAGGATCAAGTCCTCGGTTGGGTCTGGGCAAATGGCGTGGATAAGACGGCAACCGAGGCTGCGGTGGAGCAGCAGATTCAGAACCAGATCAATCCGCCGATTGTTAGCCCGCCGTTGCCGTGGGCGCCAGCGCCGCAAGCCGCTTGACTAACGGGTTAGTCCGCTGCCCTTTCAGCGGATATTGAGGAGAGAAAAATGGCGAAAGACACGAATAAGCCTAAAGTCTCGATTGATGGTGTTGAGTACGACCCGGAAACTTTCAGCGATGAGCAGAAGGTTATCCTGAGCCACTTACTCGATCTCAATCGCAAACTGGACGGCGCACGTTTTAGTTACGACCAGTTGCAGGTTGGGCGAGACGCTTTTTTAAAGATGCTCAAGGATAGCCTTGCAGCGCCAGTTGAAACGTCAACGACTGCACAATAAACTTTTATCCGTACTGGTGCGGTTCATCAGGGATTCGTAAGGATCAACAATGTCTGATACTGAAGTTATAGCGGAACAAACTCCCGCGCCGGAACCGGCGGCTACGGCAGCCCCGGAATCTGAAGTTATTGCCCAAGAGGCAACACAGCCGGAAGAAAAGCCAGCCAAGACGTTTACTCAAGAAGAGTTAGACGCGATGGTCGGCAAAAGACTTGCGAGGGAGCGTCGCAAGTGGGAAAGGGATCAGATGCTCAAAGCGCAGTCCTCACCGACTGACGCAGCGCCTTTGCCGAGTCGAGAAGAAGATCCAGATGCTTATGCCGAGGCTCTAGCCGAACGCAAAGCCGCTGAACTCCTTGCCCGACGCGAAGCAGAGCGTGAGCAAATGGCTCTTCTTGAGGCTTACCACGAGCGTGAAGAAGCAGCGCGTGACAAGTACGATGACTTTGAACAAGTCGCGTACAACAACGCCCTGCCGATTACGACCGTAATGGCACAGACGATTCAGGCTTCGGATTTAGGCCCAGATATTGCGTATTACTTGGGCACTAACGTCCGCGAGGCTGAACGTATTTCCCGCTTACCGCAATTTTTGCAAGCAAAAGAGATCGGCAAGATTGAAGCCAAGTTGGCTAACGATCCTGCTCCGGTCAAAAAGACAACCAGTGCGCCCCCGCCGATTAAGCCTGTCACAGCAAAAGGCTCTGGCGCTTCGGTCTACGACACAACGGACCCACGGTCAATTTCGGCCATGAGTACGTCAGAGTGGATTGAGCGCGAGCGTCAGCGACAGATTAAACAGTGGGAAGCGCGTAACCGCTAACTTCTTTTTGAGGATATAAAAGTGGCTAATACACTTCTTACTATTGACATGATCACGAGGAAGGCTCTCGAAATTCTTGAGAACAACCTTGTGATCACCCGTAACGTGAACCGTCAGTACGACGATTCGTATGCCGTGGAAGGCGCCAAGATCGGCACCACGCTGCGTATCCGTCTGCCGGACCGCGCTCTTGTGACCGACGGTGCCGCCCTGCAAGTTCAGGACGACAACGAGCAGTTCACGACCTTGACGGTTGCTTCGCAGAAGCACATCGGCGTCAACTTCACGACCGCCGAAATGACGATGCAGTTGGACGACTTTGCCGAGCGCGTGCTGAAGCCGCGTATCAGCCAGTTGGCCTCCAGCATCGACGCTGACGTTGCCAACTCGTTCAACAGCATCTACCAGTCGGTTGGTACTCCGGGCACGACTCCGGGCACCTCGCTCGTTCTGTTGCAGGCGCAGCAGAAGTTGAACGAAGCCGCCGCTGGCATGTCGCCCCGCTACGCCACCGTGAACCCGGCTGCTAACGCCGCGCTCGTGGAAGGCATGAAGGGCTTGTTTAACCCGGTGTCCACGATCAGCAAGCAGTTCAAGAGCGGCTTGATGGGCGAAGGCATCCTCGGTTACGACGAACTTGCCATGTCGCAGTCGATCAAGCAGTTCACGACCGGCAGCCGCACGGGCACCATCACGGTGAACGGTACGGTTTCTACGCAGGGTCAGGCGACCATTACGCTCAACGGAACGACGGGCAACACCCTGAAGAAGGGCGACGTGTTCACGATTGCTAACGTGTTCGCTGTCAACCCGCAGACCCGCGAATCGACTGGCTCGCTCCAGCAGTTCGTGGTCACTGAGGACATCACTGCTGCTGCCAGCGCGTTCACCAACGTGAAGATTGCTCCGGCGATTTACACTTCTGGCAATGCGCTTGCGACGGTGGATTCGTTCCCGCAGAACAGCGCCGCTGTGACGTTCTTGGGTGGCGCTTCAAGCCAGTACCCGCAGAACCTCGTGTATCACCGCGACGCGATTGCGTTTGCCACGGCTGACCTCCTGCTCCCGCAGGGCGTTGACATGGCTTCGCGTCAGGTCCACAACGGTGTCTCCATGCGCGTTGTTCGTCAGTACGACATCAACAACGACCGTATGCCGTGCCGTATCGACGTGCTGTATGGCTACTCGGTAATCCGTCCGCAGATGGCTGTCCGCCTCTGGGGCTAATGGTTAAATTTAAGGAGTAACTAAAATGGCACTTCCTAATGGTTCTGGTGGTTATCAGGTTGGCGACGGCAACAATGGCGAGCCGTTGTTTTTCCCACAGGTTGCCCCGCTTGCTTTGACGGCAGCCGCTACGGCGTCCCCTGCTGAATTGGTCGCGGGTCTTTTCACTTTCAACGGTACGGCTGGCAACTTGACGCTGCCGACGGTGGCTCTCCTTGAGGCCGCCTACCCGTCGATGAGCGAAAAGAACGACTCTGCGTTCGACTTCTTCGTCATCAACATTGATGCGTCGGGTTCGGATGCAATCACCGTGGCTGTCGGCACGGGCTGGACGCTGGTCGGTGCGGGTGCGGTTGCGGCGGCTTCGTCCGGCCACTTCCGTTGCCGCAAGACCGGCGTTGGCGCGTGGACTGTCTACCGCATTTCGTAATAGCAACGCCCTCGGCGGGGCAACTCGCCGGGGGCACCACCTAAAGGGGTATTGATATGCCTAATACACAGGCGATTGGTGTTGCTTTTGCGGATCAGGCGATTATCAACGGCTCGCTTGACTCGGCCACGCTCGTTAATTCCAACGTGCGTAGCGGATTCAGCGCAGCGCAGCAGGGCGCAACGATTACGACAACGGGCAACAGCGACGTGTTCGTTATGGCTCCGGTGTCGGGCGTTTTGTCGGCTGCGTGGTTCTCAGGCGTTGATGCGCTGGCTGCAAGCGATACTAACTACATTACGTTTACTATCACCAACCTTGGTACGTCTGGGTCGGGCACCGCAGCGATGCTGGCGGCGACCGATGCCAACACCACCAAGTCAACGGGTGGCACCGCTTTGACTGCTAATGCCCAGCGCGTTTTGTCGCTGAACGGCACGGCAGCCAATTTGGTGGTGGCAGCCGGTGATCGTCTCCGTATCCGCGCTGCGGCAACGGGCACGCTTGCCAACACTGTCACGTTCCCGGTCTACATGCTCAACTTCAGCGTCTCGTAATATGTCCAATATCTACCTTCGCCACCCCAGACATGGGGAAAAGATTGCTATCTCGTGGATGGAAGCGAGGGAGGATATGGAACAAGGATGGGAGGAGTTTGACCCCTCTAGTCCTGATGATTCGGAGTCCTCGGCGTCGTCAGAAATGGCGGCGTCGGGGATTTCTGATCATAATGCGCTGAGGGCGCGTCGTCGCCGTAAGGAGTAAGTTATGGCTACTACTGCTGGTGACCAAATCAACGGCGCGTTGCGCCTGATCGGGCAGTTGGCCGAAGGGGAAGTCCCTTCTGCGGCTACGTCGCAGGACGCTCTAACCGCACTCAACCAGATGCTTGACTCTTGGAGTACCGAGCGTCTATCGGTCTTTTCAACCCAAGATCAAGTCTACAACTGGCAACCCAACGTCCGCACGATTACGATGGGACCGACCGGCACGTTTGTAGCCGAGCGTCCTATCCTGATGGACGACGCCACCTATTTCCGTGACGCCTCGACCAACGTGTCGTATGGCATCAAACTGATTAACAACGAGCAATACAACAATATTGCCGTCAAGACCGTAACCTCTACGTATCCGCAGTTTATGTGGGTCAATATGACCTACCCGGACGTTGAGATTTATATCTATCCGGTGCCAACCAAGGTGCTGGAGTTCCATTTTGTATCCGTGCGACCGCTAACAACGCCTGCCACATTGGCTACTGATTTAGCGTTTCCGCCGGGGTACCTTCGAGCATTTCGATTCAACTTGGCCTGTGAACTTGCAGCCGAGTTTGGTGTTGAGCCATCTCCGCAAGTTAAGCGCATTGCTATGTATAGCAAGCGCGATTTGAAGCGCATCAACAACCCGGATGACGTGATGGCGATGCCAGCGGCGCTGCTCGTTAACCGTCCGCGCTTTAATATCTTTACGGGCAACTTCTAATGAAGACGCCAATTCTGGGGTCAGCATATTTGATTCGCAGCCCAAACGCGGCTGCCAATCGAATGATCAATTTGTATCCAGAAATTATCCCAGAAGGCGGAAAAGAACCGGCGTACTTGCAGCGTTGCCCCGGTTTAAAGTTGTTGACTACGGTTGGCACTGGCCCTATCCGTGGGCTATACACACACAATGACATCTTATATGTCATTTCAGCCAACGAGTTTTACAAGGTTTCCAGTTCGTTAGTAATTACCAAGATTGGTGATGTCACCGGAACCGGCCCTGTGTCTATGGCCGATAACGGCACGCAATTATTTATTGCCTGCAATCCTGACGGATTTATCTACAACTTTGACACACTAACGTTTGGGCAGATCACTGACCCTGACTTTCCGGGTGCGGTAACGGTTGGGTATCTAGATGGGTACTTTGTTTTTAACGAACCCAACAGCCAGCGAATCTGGATTACGAGTTTGTTAGATGGCTTGTCAATCGACCCGCTAGACTTTGCCAGCGCGGAAGGTTCGCCTGACGATGTGGTGGCAATTATAGTTGACCACCGAGAAGTGTGGTTGTTTGGCGAGAACTCAGTAGAAGTTTGGTACAACGCAGGCGAGATTGATTTTCCGTTAGCGCGTATCCAAGGCGCATACAACGAAATTGGCTGTATTGCTCCGTACTCTGTTGCCAAGATGGACAACAGCGTGTTTTGGCTGGGATCGGACGCTCGCGGTACTGGCATCGTGTATCGAGCCGAGGGCTATCAAGGCGTGCGTATCTCAACCCACGCTATTGAGTACGCCATCCAAGGCTACTCCGATCCGACCGATGCGCTGGCCTATACCTATCAGCAGGACGGTCATACGTTCTATGTGCTGATCTTTCCGTCGGCTAATGCCACTTGGGTGTATGACGCTTCAACAAACTCGTGGCACGAACGTGCTGGGTTTGATAACGGCGACTTCAAGCGCCACCGCTCCAACTGCCAAACGAACTTCCTTGATAAACCGACTGTGGGCGACTTTGAGAACGGCAACGTTTATACGTTTAGCCTAGATGAATACAAAGACAACGGTGCGGTGCAAAAATGGTTGCGATCATGGCGTGCCCTGCCAACTGGCGAGAACAATCTTAAGCGCACCGCTCATTACGCGCTTCAGATTGATATGGAGTCAGGCGTTGGCTTAAACCTCGGCCAAGGCAGCGACCCCGAGATTATGTTGCGCTGGTCGGATGATGGAGGCCATACATGGTCTAACTACCATCAAGCAACAATAGGCAAAATTGGTCAGTATTTTTTCCGTGTGTTTTATCGTCGTCTAGGGATGACGGTTAAATTACGCGACCGCGTGTACGAAGTATCTGGCACGGACCCCGTAAAAATCGCCATCATGGGCGCAGAACTGAGCATATCGGGAACCAATGCCTAGCAACATCACACGCATACCGGCACCTCGCGTGCCGCTGATAGACGAACGCACGGGGCTAATATCCCGTGAGTGGTTTCGTTTTTTTAACAACCTGTTTGTGTTGACGGGTTCGGGTACTAATCAGTTCACGTTAAATGACATTGAGATTCAACCGGATGCGCTCGCGCAAACAGAGTCTGCGCTGGCTGACATTCAGTCCGAAATCCAAGCCTTGCAACTTTCTCCGCCTCCGCAACAGATTGTGCCTGCCGATTTTGGCTCGTTTTATGACACCAACACTCAAGTTGCGGCTGTTATCAACACGCCATATCCAATTACATTTAACACGACCGTGGTCGCCAAAGGCGTTCGCCGAGGAACTCCAACGTCGCGCATTTATGCTAATAGGCCCGGTGTATATAACTTTGCCTTTTCAATACAGTTTGATAAAACTTCGGGCGGCACGGCTTTAGCGTATGTATGGGCTAGACTAAACGGAGTTGATGTTCCAAACACCGCATCGCAAATCCGTATTCAAGGAAACAACGGCGAAATTTTTTGCGCTGCAAATTTGTTTTTTGAGATGTCAAATGGCGACTATTTTGAGTTGATGTGGGCAGCAGATGACACATCGGTTCAATTACTTGCAGAGGCGGCAACGGCGGTGCATCCCGGTATTCCGTCCGTCATTCTTACCGTTAATCAGGTGAATATATGACCGTTAATCTTTCGGCCTTTGCTGGCGCTGGCGCACAGTTTTTCGACAACAACGGCGATCCGCTTTCGGGCGGTCTTGTTTATTCGTATGACGCTGGCACCACGACCCCTCGCGCAACCTATACAAGCAGCACGGGCGGAACGGCTAACAGCAATCCCATCGTGCTGGACTCGGCTGGACGCACGCCTGCGCAGATTTGGCTAACAGAGGGATACGCTTACAAATTCATAGTTCGCACCTCTGCGGGCGTTTTGATTGGCACATACGACAACATCCCGGCAATTATTGATCCGGCAGTAACCGGAATAAATTGGTCAAACATTACCAATACACCGACGACCTTGGCCGGTTATGGCATTACTGACGCTTATACCAAAGTGCAGTCGGATGCCAAGTTTGCCCCGATCGCCAGCCCGACGTTTACCGGCACTGCCAGAGTCCCTGACAACTGCACCCCGAACGTCAATCATGTGATTGGTTATCTGGATTGCCCGCAGAACAGCCAAACAGCCAGTTATCAATTAAAGTTGTGCGACGCTGGTAAGCACATTTACATGAATGGAACGAGCATAACGCTCACCATTCCTGCAAACAGTGCTGCTGCGTTTCCAATCGGCACTATCATCGGGGTTGTAAACGGAAATGCTACGTCGCTTTCAGTGGCTATTACGACTGACACGTTGACCTTGGCGAATAGCACTTCTACTGGAACTCGCACTTTGGCGCAAAATGCTATGGCCGTACTGTTGAAGGTAGGCAGCACTAACTGGATTATTAACGGCCCCGGAGTCAGTTAATGTCGGGCGCAAACTTTTTGCTGTGGCTATCTAGCGCTTCGTCCTCGCCAAGCGGGCAATGCTTTGCTGCTGGACAAAGCGGCACCATTACCGCCCCGACGGGCGCTACTGGCGTTACCGTCGAAATGTTTGGCGGCGGTGGTGGTGGCGGCGTCAATGGTAGCAGCGCCGGATATGGTGGCGGTGGCGCAGGATATGCCAAGCGTTCATTTTCGGTTGCGGGCGGTTCGTCGCAAATTTCCTACAATGTCGGCACTGGTGGCGCAGGAAGCACCACGATCGCTGATGGCTCTAATGGCGGCCCTTCTGTTGTTGAATTTCCGCCCGGTGGCGGAGGCATTGAATTAACGGCTGGGTACGGCGGCGGGGGAGGAGAAACTGCGCCCGGAGCCGCTGGGGTCAACGTTCTTGATGGCGGCATTCCATTTCCAGCAACGTCCGCTGCAACCGCCGGAACTAACTTGGTCGGCGGAGACGCTGGCAACGTCGCCGGAGGCGGGGGTACGGGTGGCTCCAGTTATTCGGTTGCGGGCGGAACTCCCGGCGGCGGTGGCGGCCCCGGAGTCGGCTCTGGCGGCGTAGTCAGCGCAGTCGGAGGAAATGGCGGAGGTGGTCGCATTTGCTTCTATTGGACCTATCCATCAAACGTCGTGTTAAGCGATCAATACGCGGCCAATTTGTCGTTATCTGGCGTTGGAGGCACGGCAACCGCGACTTACCGATTGCGATCTGACGGCCAAGCCCTCGCCACTAACGTATCGGGTACATTGGTCAACATCACGGGCCAATGGCTTACCAGCGGCACTTCGTCAAATTATGAGGTGTATGCCCAATGGTCGCCTCAAGGTGGCGGTCCCGGCGGGATTCCTGGCGGTGGCGTTATTGGCGGAGCCACACCGCAAACATGGCTTTCGCTTGGCACCACAAGAGATTTCACGTTGTCGGCAACTAATAACGCTGTTGAACGTGAGTTGTACATTCAAATTCGTAATGCAGCGACTCAAGAGATAGTGAATTTCTGCGTTATTACTGTTGAAGTTGACTCTGCGCCTTGAGGTATTTATGGCAGTTTTAACCAAAGCCTTGATTTCCGCCAGAACGGCTTCTGACGCACAAACTACTCAGTACACTGCGTCAAACGTAACGGCCATAATAGATAAATTTACAGCCACTAATTACAGCGTTAGTGCGGCTACCATTTCTGTGAACTTAATTACTGTTGGCAGTTCGTCTAGCAATTCAAACTTAATTGTTAAGAGCAAGACTTTGTTGCCTTCCGAGACGTATACGTTCCCAGAATTGGTCGGGCACACCATTGATTCTGGCGGCTCTATTTCGACTATTGCGTCCGCCGCCTCTGCCATCAATATTCGCTGTTCAGGCCGAGAAATCTCGTGATCGACGCCGAATACTGGCTGATTGAAAACTTTAAGGTGTTAGACATACCACCTGACGCTGCCGCATGGCTAATTGACTTGTG